AGCGCCTGGCATCCGCGCCGGCGTGAACGCCTTCCCGGAACCACGCACGAGCGTGACGTCGCGACCGCGCCAGAGCTGCTCGACCTTGTCCCAGTACTCCTCGCAGTTGATCCACGGCGCCGAGTCCGCGCGCGAGACGAATGAACTGACGTACAGCCGACGGTTCGACAGCAGCGACGTGGCCCACGGCGCGACGCGTCCCCAGAACTCGGCCTTCGGCGTCTGGCTGCGAATGTTCGGGATCCCGACGAGGCAGTCGCCGGACTCGTGCAGGATCGACGCGAGGCGTCGTGAGAGCAGCGTGTCGGCCTTCTGGCTCTTGATCCCGATGCCCGGCGCGCGATCTTGAACTCGCCGTCGCCGTAGCGCGCGAGACTGCGACCGCTCAACACGAGGTCGAGCGTCTCCATTTCGCCGAGGACGTCGGGATAGATCACGCGGTCCCCCACGTCGGCACGGTGCGCCCGGCCCAGTTCTCACGGACGTTGATCGGCCCGAGGTGCAGCAAGTAGGCGTCGAGCAGCATCTCGAACCGTGGGAATCGCGTTGTGAAGTGTGTGTCGAACTTGCCCGCCGTCGGGTACGACCCGAACCGTCGGCCCGGCTTCGCGCGGAAGATCTGGTTGTAGCCGATTGGAGCGCCCTTCGTGTTCTTGAGTCGCGGGAACTTCGCCAGCGGCCGGCGCCCGAGCCAGTGCTCGTTCAGGTGCGCCTGCGTCAAGCACTCGTAACGCCAGAAGCCGTAAATCGTCTGCGCGTCGAATCGCGACTCGTCCGGCCATCGGCCGAACGGCGCACAGTCCGCGCTGACGTGCCCGACGATCTCGCCGGCCGACGGTGGCGGCATCAGGTCGCTAGCCAGGCCGAGCGACTCGTCGAGGCCAAGCGCGAGGTTGAACGTCGGCTCGCCGCCTTCGTGACAGCTCGCGTCTCTCCGCGTCCACGCGTCCGTGACGACCAGCCCGACGCCGTGCTGAAGCGTCAGTACCCGCGTCGCGACGTCCTCGTGCGACGTAGCGACGTACAGCGTTCCAGGCGGCAGGAACGCCTTCCACAGCGGCAGCGTGACCTCAAGGAAGTCCGCATAGTTAACGCTCGTAATGACGAACCTCATACGAACGCCTCGTGCTGATGCGGCGCGAAGACGTGCGCGAGCGTCTCGTTCATCAGGTGTAGGCGACACATCACGCGGCAGTCTGTGAAGTCGGTCCACTGTCCCGGATGCCGCGCCCAGAGCTCGGCGAACGACTCAGTCCGGAGATCCCCGATCTCGGAACCCACGATCCCGCGGCGTTGCGGGCAGAGCCAGACACGACCATCAGGCGTGATCGTCGCGTTGACGCGCACGCCGTAACAGGCGTCATACGAACGGCCCTGCCAGTCTCGGTAGGCTGCGAACCGGGAGGGCTGGCACTCGACATCAGGTTCGAGCGACAGCCGCTCCAGAACCGGCAGGGCCGCTGTAATCCACGATCGATCGCCGACGCAGACCGACGCGCGGTCCGGTGTCGTCTCGATCGTTGGACGGAAGGTCACGTAGGTCGCACCGAGCGAGCGCCCGAGGTCGAGCATCTCTTCGGCGCGCGGCCAGTTCCGCTCGTGCAGCAGGAACGAGACGCCGATCGACGCGCCGCGCGACTGACTCAACCACCGAGCGCCCTGGCACGCCTTCTCGAAGCCGTCGACGCCCTTCTCCGACCGATACGACTCGCGATCCGCGGCATCCAGCGACACGACGACCCACGACGCGAGCGACGCGAGCACCGCGGCGGCCGGCTGCGTGAGCAACCCCGCTGCCGTGTACATGCCCTGCTTGAATCCGCACTGCCCGGCGTAGTCCACGACCTCGAGCCACTGCGGATGAACCGTCGGTTCACCGCCGCCGCTCCAGACGATGCCCTGGACGCCCGCCGCCGCCATGTCCCCCAGTGCGCGCTTGACGATCGCGACGTCGGCGAGATCGCCAGTGCCTTCCCATGCCGTCGGCAGAAGTCGCCGCTTCGACGCCCACGGCCCTTTCGTGTGCGTGTGCGCGAAGTGGCAATACCCGCAACCGAGGTAACACCGGTTCGAGAGATCCCACTCGACGGTCACAGGCGCCGGCTTCTCGCCGCGCTGCCAGGCCGCGAGGCGATCGAGGTGCCCGAGCACCTTGTTCGGCGTGATGAAGGTCACGCGGCAGCCACCTCCGCGCGCAACCACTCGGCGAACCGCGCGATCCCGTGCGCGAACGTAACGCGCGGCTCGAAGCCGAGGAGCATCCTCGCCTTTGATCCATCAGCCCACGTGAAGTTCACGTCGCCGGGCTGCTCTGGCAGTGTGCCGATCGTGGGCTCCACGCCGAGCGCGCGCGCGAGTTCCTCGACCATGTCGCCGAGCGTCACCGTCCGCCCCGCGCCGAGATTCACCGCCTCGAACATCGACGACCGGTAATCCATCGCCGCCTTAATGCCCGCGACGGTGTCGTCGATGAACGTGTAATCGCGCCGCGTCGAGCCGTCGCCGTAGACCGGCACGGGCTGACCGCTCAGCATCCGGCGCGCGAACTTCTGGATCGCGAGATCGCCGCGCTGCCTCGGCCCGTAGACGGTGAAGAACCGCAACGCGATCGACCGGAGTCCGTAGACCTGCGCGTAGATCCGGCAGAAGTGCTCGCCGGTCAGCTTCGTCAGGCCGTACGGGCTGATCGGGACCGTCGCATCAGCTTCGGACGACGGCTGCACGATGTCAGGGTTTCCGTAAACGCTGCTCGATGACGCGAAGACGAACTGCTCAACGCGCGCGCGCTTCGCAAATTCCAGCATCGTCAGCGTGCCCTTGACGTTGACATCCTCGTACGTGAACGGCTGATCGATCGACGACCGGACACCGGCGAGCGCGGCTAAATGCACGATCACGTCGACCGGATCGAGATGATCGAGCGCGTGCTCGTCCCGGATGTCGGCGTGAATCCCGAGCGCGTTGTCGCCGTAGCGCTCCGCCCATCCGTCAGGGAACGGCGCAGAGTCGAGGACGGTCACGCAGTCGCCATCGGCGAGAACGGACTCGACCAGGTGGCTCCCGATGAACCCGAGACCGCCGGTGATCAGCACGTGGCGCACGGGCTGACCTCCAGTGCATCCGCTAACGCCATTCGCGGGAAGACATCGAGCGCCGTCTCGCGCGAGCAGTTGATCACCTCGACGCCGGCAGCCTTCAAGGGCTCGACGATCGTGCCGAACATCCGGCGGAACGTGACGTACGGCGACTCGCCGCCCCACGGATGATCCCCGAACCAGTGACTCTTTCCGCGGCCGCCGGATCGCATATCGTACCCGAGGAGCAGAACCCGGCGCGCGCCGAGATGCACGGCGAGATTGATCGCCTGATACCCACCGTTCCGGCCGGTCTTCAGGCCGCGGGGATCGCGCTCGAGGCCTTCCTGACCGGTGTTCCGCAGGACTTGGACGCCGGGCCAGCGACGGGCCTCGGCTTGTAAGGTGTATTTCAGGCCGCCCCGGAAGGACGGCGCGCCGGCATGGTGTCGCCACCACTTCGCGTCGGCTGCGTACAACACGTCCGCCCACGGCGCCAGCCGATAGGCATCGTTGATCGCAATAACGTGAAGAGCTTTCCCCTGCACGGTCGCCACATCCTCCGGGGTCAGACTCGGCCCACCGCCTACACAGACGATGGTGGACTCAGGCCACAGTTTTTGAACGCTGGCGTACAACACGTCCTCTTCGTCGAAGAGACACCGCGCGTTCTGGTGCGCCAAGCACCGCCAGTTCTCGTTCGGTCTTGACCGGTTCGAGAATCCCCGCCTGCAGCCATTTCTGCAGGTGGGGATCCATCTGTGTCGGCTCGATCACGACGCCTTCGGTGAAGTGAAACCCAGGCCCCGCGATCGAGGTCGTAAATCGGAGCTTCATCGCGCTCCGACTTAGGTGCCCATCGTCAGGTATTTCACCGGATGCGTCCCGGCGTCGAGCAAGTCGCCGTCATGGCGCGAGAACGCCAGGAAGGCCACCACGCCGAGTTCCGCGTACCGTTCGTCCAGTCTGACGAGCGTGATGTCCCGCACGTCGCGGATCTGGTACTTGCTCAGCGCGCCATAGAGCATCGCCTTCGCGCTGACTCCAGACGCCACCTGTTGATTGATGGTGTAGGGATCGCCGTCGATCGTGTTCGGCTCGCTGGCGGCCATGCCCGCACGCCAGAGCGGCTGACCTGCGGTGTCGCCGGAGAACTGCGGAACCTTGATCTTCTTCAAGATCTTCAAGGTCGTGTCGTTGAACATGAACCGCGCGTTCGTGCGATACGCCGGATCGACGGAGTGCTTCAGGTCGATGACGTTGTCGTAGGAGATCGCGTCATCCGCCGCCGTCGTGATCGACGCCGACGTCGCCGCCGTGACGATGCCGTTCGGCTTCGCGTTGCCGTCGCCGGTCGTGAAGTGCGTGTTCGTGATCCGGCCGATGCGCTCGCCGAGAATCGCGCCGATGCGCCCGACGAAGTTGATCGCGTTGTCCTGCAGGTACTCCACCGACACCGGCACCCGGCGCGACGTGTACTTGAAGGCGTGCAGCGTCAACTGATCGAACGTGACGTCGAGTTCCGTGTGCTCCAGACCTTCACCGAGCAGCGCGCCGGAGTTCGACGTGTCGTTCAGGGTCGGAATCGGCAGTTCGGCGCCGGTCCCCGTGCGGAGGATCGTCGAGACCTGACGCATCCCGCCGAACTCGAGCAGTGCTATTTCCAGCGGCCGCATCATCTCGTCCGGCACGGTGAAGTGACCGCCGAGATCCGGCGACACGACGTCGACCTGTGTCAGCCGCTGCTCATCCCACTGCCGGAGTCCCTCGCGATCCGCTGATCGCAGCGCCACCGGTGCGAGCTGGAACCGGATCTTCGGCTGATCGAGGCTGATGCCGCATCGCTGCGCCGCTTCGCGGTGTCGCTGCGTGACCGCGTCGGCCTCCATCGTGCCGGCGCCAAACCAGCCGTGGATCGCCAGTGCGCGATCTTCCTTCGACGGCTGCCCGGGATGGCGTTGGCTCTGACTGTGGCGCTGGTTTTCGTTGGGATTGCTGCGACGGTCGCCCGGCTTCTCGGCATCCGCGAGACTCTTTTCCGCGGCGTCCAGCTTCGCGAACCGCTCGACCTGCTGCGAGATGGACTCGACGTCCGTCATCAGCGCGTCGAATTTCGCGGTATCGTCGCCGCGCCACTCGCCGGACTGGTCTTTGTAGACCCGGTCCCGGATCTCGTTGGCCGCGGTGACTTTCTCGCGCTTTTGTTTGAGGAGATCTTCGATCGTCATTACGTCAGTCCCTTCCGCCTGGAAGAGCCGACGCACGGGCCTAGAAACAGCAAGAGCGCGGCTTCAACAGGCGAACTCTGAAAAGTTCACCATTCGAAGCAGCGCTCGGCCTCCGAATCGCTGGCTTGTTTGTCGTCTGGTGCCCGCGGCTGGCCTCCAGCCTGACCGGACCCGACGTAACGCGGACAGTCTACGGGAACTCGGCCGTCAATGCAACTCGATCACACATAGTCCCCGGTTGCCAGATTGCCGCTGGCTATGCCCTTGGTTTGTCAAAGGCATAATTACCTTGATCTGGGCGTCTGTCAGTGTGATCTTGTCTGTGTGGAGCAAGTCGATCTCCTGTGGCGTTGTCGGCTGTTGCCGTGGTTTCGGTAGCTTGCGTGATTTGTCGTGGCGCATTACACGTAGACCCCAGTCGAGACGTCCCAAATCAGGTAGGCGACCGAGACAATCAGCGAATTCGATTCGTGGCCGCCGGTATACGTTCCGCCGCCCCACCAATCACTGAGTTCGAGCGCTTTGTTGACAGGAGTCGACGATGGGAGCTTGCTGATCACCAGTCCCGCGTAATCGCCTTCCCCGACCATATCTGAATCACCAGAGATCACCGCCGACCACAACAGCGGAACGACCGCCGCCGCCCCGTCGAGTGGTCCCACAGGAATCACTGACGACGCGTAGATCGCCGCCAGCGCGTCGAGTAAGAACACCAATCCTGAGCCTGTATCAAAACCGGAGTACGCGCCGGCCGTGGCATCAAGCACCCCGCCCGCGTCTAAAAGTCTGATGACCTTATTGGCGCCAGGAGCCGCCACGATCTCGATCGCTGTCCCATTGCCAAGTGATCGAATCTGCGCGTCGGTCAACGTCACCGTCTTCTGATGGACCCGCGCGCGCTGTGGATCGACGTAGTTCCCTGAAACCGTCGGCATGTTCTCCCTACCTCACCATCTGGAGCCGTGTCAGCGTCTCCCGCTCGCGCCGATCTGACAGCTTCTCGACCCGAACCTTCGTCGCGGGATAGGCCGGAAACGCCACGACCGACACCTCGAAGATCACCATGTCGAGGATCTCCCGAAGGATCTTCTCCTCGTCCCTCATAAAGTGCCAGACGTCCTCGATCACCATGAAGCCGAACGACGCCTGCGTGATGTCGCCACGGCTCACCGTCTCGACGTAGTCCGCGGCCCACGACGGCGGCTGGATCCGCGCGAACAGCCCCTGCCGCTGCTTCTCAACGGACAACGTATCCGCCGAACGTCGGCCGATCACGAGCGCCGTATCGTGCGCCCAGAGGCTGCGAATGTCGTCATTCTTCAGCGAGCGATCCACGGCTTGCGGTTTGACGACTTCCGTGAATCCCCCGAGATCGACCGACTCCGAATCGAAGACGATGAACGTCCCGGTAATGCCCTGTCCGTTGAGTTCGTCCGCTCGGCGTTCCTTGAACGGCAACCCGCGCGCCGGCAGCACGATCCCTCGGACGTCCTCGTTCTCGAGGCAGACCGGGCAGAACGCTTGACCGTTGCGGATCGCGCTGGCTTCGCGCCGACAGCCGACGCAGCCCTCGGGCTTCTTCATCCAGGTCCGGATCCGCTTGGCGAGTTCGCGGACTTCGCGCGGCCGGCTGTACTGGCGGGTCTGACCGCCACGACCGGCGATCACTTCCTGAAGAATGGCTCGTTCGATGATCACAGTGTCCTCACGTCCACAATCCGTCGGTTGTACACGTGCCAGTCTCCGCAGTCGTCGCACAGATACGGCGTGATGTGGCAGCCCGGATCGACGCGTCCCTGCTCCATTAGCCGTTCAGCCGCGTCGAGCGCCGCCGGCTTGGTCGGATAGCCGACCTTCCTCGAGAGACACTTCAGCGAACTAGCTCGATCCGCGTAGACCCTCATGCGCGTCGGGCTGCTCGCCATCAGTCGTTCCGTTCCAACTCTCGCAGGTGCGCGATCTCTTCCTCGAGCAACGCGTCGGCGATCGCATCCGGGCGATCCTTCTCCCACCGCCGCAACAGGTGATCCACCGCCACTTGGAAATCATCGGTCGTCGAGCCGAAGAACGCCGACAGTTGCCGCTTCGAGTCCTCACAGTACCGCTGAGCGAGCGACGCCGCCATGTCGCGCGGATCCTCGGTGCTCCCCTTCCACGATAGGTGGACGCGAATCGCCGGGAGGATCGCATCAACGAACGACTCTTCGAACGACCCATAGAACGTCGCGACCCACGCGCGGAGCTTCTCCGGTGACTGCTGACGGCTTCGCGCCCGATCCGTTTCCCGCTCGACCAGCCGGCGCATGACGTCGACGATCAGCGCGCGGATCGACGCGATCAGCGCGGAGAGTCGCGCGATCTCGGCTGCGCGCTTGGCCTTCGCCTCTGCGGCCGCAGTCGTTCCGGCTGTTTCGAGTTCTGAGGCTCGCGACTCCGCACCGAGCGCGCGATCATTCGCCGCGGCGAGCGAACGCGCCAGTTCCTCCACTTCGCGGCGTCGCGCCTCGTCGGACGCCTGCAGCGCCGCCACGACGTCGGCCGACGCGAGTGCGGCGGCCTTTAGCGCTTCGGCGTGCTGGCTGGTTTCACGCGCCAGCGTATCGGCCTCGCGCCAGGCCGTCTCGAGCCGTTGCCGCTCCTGTTCGAGCGTCACCGCCTCAGCCTGCGCGGCTTCCGCGTCGGTCCTGGCCTGCGCGGCCGCTGCGCTCAGGGCTTCGCGCTCCGTCGTCGCGTCCCGCGCGATCTGTTCAGCAGCCACGGCGAGCGCCGACGCTTCGGCCGCACGCGCCACAGCAGCGGCCTCGGCCTCGCGCGCGACGTGCAGTTCTGACTGCAACGCGCCGAGCTTCGACTGCTGATCCGAGATCGTTTCGCTGGCTCGCGCGAGTGCTTCGCGCGCCACTTCGCCGGACTCATTCGCGCCGGCGAGTTCGGCCTCCGAGCGCGCGAGATCCCCCTTCAGCCGTTCCACGTCCGCCCCGCGCTCCCAGCAGATCACCTTCAGCGTCTCGAGCGTTGTCCGCGCCGACTGTTCCGACAGACACAACCGATCACGCTCTTCGGTCGTCGTCGCGGCGATTCCTTCAGCCGCGACTCTGGCGTCGCGCTCGACCTGATACTTCGCGCGCGCTTCGTCGACGAGCGCCTGAGCCGCGTCGAACCGCTCGATCGCCTCGCGCACGGCGTTCGAGTCGCCACCGTTCCCGCCTGGTGACGGTGGCGCCGCAGGCGGCTGGTTGTTCTTGTCGATCTGCGACTGCACGAGTTCTTCCGATTTGTTCTTCGGGATGAATGCGCTCTGGATGAAGTACAGGTCCCCCTGATCGCCCTCTTGCGGGTTCATGTCCTCCAGCTCGCGCCACTCGTTCGCGCTGATCACACCCTTGTCGAGCGCGATGCCGAGCGCGTCGTACCGGCTCTTGATGTCCCCGCGAAGAAAACTGTTGTTGTTGTGCCGGAAGTACTGCCGGCTCCACTCGAGCGACGGGATCAGCTTCGCGTCGAGTTCCTGTTCCCAGACCGTCGACCAC